CCAAACCTTATTGCTAAACAATTTAACGTTGTCCATCTTCTTCACCCCCTTCCATCATTCCAAACTCGTATCCAAGATTGGTTATTTCGGAATAATCCGCTTCTTGGATAAAATGAAAAAGCCCGACGTGGAAACTCCCATCATCGGACAAAATCATTTCGATTTTTAGCGGCTGATTGCAACAAGGGCAATATACATCAAATATCTGTTCCATCGCCGCTATCCTCGACCGTCGTCATTATAGGTTTCGTCATAAACCTGCTTGTCGTTTTCTTCCCCTTTGGGTCTGCCAGTGGGGGCTTCATTATTCTGCCCGCCATTTGTATAAGCAGTAAGACGCGGCGTGAAAACCTCATCAAGCCCATCTTCGTTTTCCTTGCGCCGCCTTTCTGCCTCATCATCAAGATTAATGCCAAGCAATTCAAGAGAAGTGCGGCGAGAACCATTGAACAAGGTATAAAGCATCTGCGCAAGATCCTTGCGAAGTTCAAATTCAAGATACTCGCTATCCAAAATGCTCATTGTGGGAGTATAAGCGGTGTCAAATCCAGAATCAATCAGAACTTGCGCATAGAATTTCTCAAATACATGCTCGACCTGACGGGTTATTGAGTTGATGGTTTTCATCAACTGTTCAAGGCTAATCTTGGCGGTGCTTACACTCTGATTATTGGACTCCATAGATAGGAAGCCGATGCCAAGCGTTGACATTTCGCGGTTCAAATGGAAGGCTACAGTGTCGATGTTCACCATATCCGACTTTGGCTCCACATACTCTACCTTTTCCACGTTGTTGGGGGCGGTATATACAACAGAACCAGGTTGTCTATATGCCTTGATAATCTCTTTATGGGCATACGCTTGCCCTTGAATATCCAACCCTGCATTTGCTAATGTATTTTCTGGCTTTCTAAGGATTTGCAGGAGGATTTTCTTGCTCCTTGCTTTGCTGTTGAGTTCATCACTCTTGTAAAAGCTCTGCAAAATAATTGAACTTGGAAGAGCACGGAAGATTGGGCTGACACCATAGTAGCCGTTCAACCGTCCAATCTGAATAAGCCCGGTGCGGGCAACATCAAGTTTCGCATATGGCTGTTTCGCTTTATACGCCTCATACACCTCAGGCGGATAGTTTTCACGCAGTTCATCCTCAACCGTGGGGAAGAACATGTCTTTACCATTGCGCAACTTGAAACCACTTTTAATAAGCCTACTTTTCAACTCATTCATGTCAATCAAGACGACGCGCTCGCTGCCCACGGTGTATGGCGAAACAATTGCAACGCCAAGAGGATAATAATCAACACACCATCCGCTAGTCTTATTCCCGCGCAGGTATAGGATAACATTTCCTTCATAATACGCACATGCCGTATTTTCGCGGATGATTTTTTTTGTGTTTACTTCGCTGTTAAAGGCATCGATTAGCTTTTTTGCCCTCTCAAATTCTTTTGATTTGTTTCTGCCAGAAGACTCGGGCTGTCTATACGAAAGTCGAAATTCGTCATTCACATTGACATATATTGATTCAACAACTTTTCCGATGATATCATCTAAATTGATGCGCTTGGCAATAATTGAATTGATTTGAAGTATCTTCTGCAAGTCAAACTGCGGACTGTTTGCAAGATTATCAAGAACATCAATTGTTGGCTCAAGATAACTTCCTTTGTTTTCAAGGATAGTAGAGCCTGTCTTGTTTTCAAAATCATAAGAACGGACAGCGGCGTCAATGGCTCTCTGTGCGATTGTCTCGACGCTGACTAATGGTTCTTCTTCCTTCTGTGGCTTCGCGGAGGTGTTCAGCACCAGAAAGTCTTTTAGTTCCGCTTGTGGATTGGCCGTAGTTTCAGTTTTCCTTTTTCGAGGCACGCTTACACCTCCTTATTCAAATGTTATTGGGGTCACTGTGGATTCAAATGCATCAATATCAATCTCTTGTTTGATTGATGTAAGGTCGTTACGCCGCATAAGGCTAAGAGCATACGCCGCCATCGCGCCGGTATCAATCTGTTACTTTTGTGACCCATTATGCATAAATAGGCGGGCGTGGTTCTTCTGAGAGTGTCTTTACACTCGACCACGCCTCTCCAGTTTCTTTTCGATTATTTCTGGAGTTCAGACTATCGCTTGTTCATTATCAAATGAACCCACTTCACTTAGTCGTTGCAACTGCACGGGTTCCCTGCTTGTTGTGGGTTGCCCATCGCTGGGTTTTCCCAATTGATCAGAAGTGGTTTTCTTAAAGCGGATTATGTATTATGCCGCTTTGCGCCCTACACTTAAGGCGCGGTCATCATGCATTCGATTCTTTTTATCCTTTGTTAAATCGTACTGCAATCCGCCATTAGGTGTCTCATACCGACAAATATAAATTAACTCGTTTTTCATGAGGTTGCATTGCGTCAACGCAAGTTGTTCTTCAATAGACAATTCAATGGTTTCAATTTCTCCGGATTCGCTGGTGATGAAAATGGAATCCTTGTTATTGTCGTAGTCAGGGAATTCCATTAAATCATGCTTTGTCATCTTTTCAAAGTTGTTGAACATGATGGACTTATATCCCTTTGGCTCAATCAGATGCACGATTGGACGAGCATGAGTATATTTCATTCGTGACGTTACATACTGTTTGTGTTCCGGATCAATGATGCCCATGTGTGTGAGTCCGTCTTCTCCAACCCAGTCATCCATCAAGGAGTCTGCCACAGCGGATATGCCGCCGCCGCCAGAGCCAGCGTCGATGTAAAACTCAATGTTTTCATACTCTGCGGCACGAGGGCCATTGTAGGCAAGAAGCAAACGCTTGATAATCTTGATTTGCTCCGGCATCGGCAAAGGCGTCTTATTGACGGTTTGGTGGTCAACCATCGACACTACGTTCACTAGTCGGAGTTTGTATCCAACATTAGGGTCGTCTATGACTTCCCAGATTGAAAGAATACTACCATCGAAGTTTCTGGCAGGGTCATAGCAGAAGATAAATTTTCGCTTACCGGTGTCATTGTAAAACACAGGCTTGTATGGACGGCTATTACGAATTAAGGTGTCCATTTTGACAATCGCATTTTCACCCGCGTCTTTGCGGAAGCGGTTGAATAATTCTCGATCTGCTAAATCTGGGTCTTCTGCGATTTCTTTCTCAATCTGCTCTCTGGTTAAGTGCGACTTATGAGGGATGCCGTCAACCGTTGAAAAGTTCAGCACGGTATTCACGTTGAGATCACAGGCAAAGTAATTGGGATCTCCTAAAAACATCCTCTTAGAGAAGTACTTATATTTCTCATAAAAAGGATATGTCACATCGCCCGCGCTCGACGCATATAACAATTGTAGAGGCATCTGAATGGGGTCGAGCCTTTGAATTTTGTTCACGCCAAGCCCGAAACTGGAGTCAACGTTGATAAAGTTTTCCGTTACCGACATCTGCTCCGCCGTTTGCCACGCAGTTTCGTCGTACAGAACACCGCCGCGCTTACCGCGCAGGGCATCAAGGTTGGACGAAAGTGTGAGCATACCAGAGTTATTGAATAGATGAAACGAGTGTCCAGCAGGGTTATGGGAGAACCCCGTCTCGCTATTGGCTGTTTTTTCAACCTCTGCCGCAAATAAATCCGTGCATGTTTTAAAATGGGGTATTTTCTGAAGCGCAAGGTCTTCCAACTTTTTGAACGTCTCAATAGACTGCGCAAGAGTTTTTGTACTCACATAAACTTGATAGTCTGGGATGAGCAGTAATTTGGCTTGATAATACACGGCGGCGAGAACCGTCTTACCCGCACCACGACAGCAGAGCCATAAGACGAAAGGACGCGCCCAACTATTCATCAGGCACCATTTTTGGTAGTCAAACAACTTTACTCCGAAGAATTCCTCAATGAACCATATTGGATTCTTGCGCCCCTCTTGAATTACACGGGTATACTTTTCATATTCTTCTAGTTTGCGTTGTGAGAGTTCTTTTTTTGACATAGGCGTGTTAATATACATGATTCACGCCTACTTTCTCTTTTTCGCTTGTTCAATATCGATAAGTTTGTTCTTTGCAATCCGAAGTTCTTCAAGAGCCTGATCAAGTTCTTTATTCTGTTTAAGAATAATCTCACGTTGTTCTTTGACCATTTCGGTGTAGTCATTGGCGTCCCATGTCAACTGCTCCAAAATACTGCGATTACTCAAATCCGCGATTTGCTTCATGGCGTCAGACGTTGTAATGTCAAACATGTTGACTTTGATTTTTTCAAACCCGTCTGAATCCATCTCTTTCATTTTTTGAGAGAGCGTGTTTTTACCAACGCCGGTAGCCTTGTTATACGCGGACGAGATATTGTTGTCTTGAGCTATTTTTGCAATTGCAGATAGAAGTTTTGTCTTCGTTTCAGACAAATTCTTGAGCCTACCTTCGTCTGGATGAGTACCAAGCAACTCTTGATTGATGAATTCATCTAACTTACGACATTGAAGCTGGGACTGCGTGATTTGAATAACGCTCTGGATTTTATGGCCATCATCTTTTATGCCGTCTGTGTCACAATATCCAGCAAGCATGTTGAAACAGTATTTGCGGTCATCCTCAGACATACCGCAGTTGTCAAATGGATCATATCCAACTACAGATATGGCGAAATTCATATTCTGCTTATCGGACTTACTCCATTTTGACTCGCGCTCCTCGCGGACTTCATTATCTGTTTTTTGGAGTTCTCCGCTGACCAAAGTGTTGGCAAACGTCTGGTATTGATACTGGCGACCATTTAGCATCCGGACATACATGCCAACATTAAAAATGGAATTACCCTCAATTATGCCCTTATATGTTGATGCGTAGAATGGCATATCAAGGAGTGCGAGGGCAATGATAAGCGCGGTTTTTTCGCCGTAGCGGGGCGTGTATTCCTGCATTATCTTGTCAATGCAGTCTTTGCAGAAAAGGACGCGCCTACCTGAATGGTTCCATACCTTTGTCCATTGGCTCTTGTAGAAGTTGTCTTCACTCTTTTCTATCATGCAGCACATACAGGTGAACTTCTCTTTTTCAGCCTTTGGTTTCTTGGCGGTAGTTTTTAGTACGCGTGGAATAGAAGGCAACTCCTTTCAAGTTAAGTTTATCAATGTAGAATTTGAT